CACTTGTCAAAGGCCCGCAACCTTCCGCCCCGTTGCTGTCTATCTCGCAATCGACGAAAGACAGATAGTTTCCATAACCCAGGTACACCCCGGCAGAGGAGGCGCTGTCAATTCGGCACTCCGTGAACTCAGCAGCCACCTCAAAATTAAGGCCAGAGCCAGGCCCAATCCTAAGATTGTGCTGGGTGGCTGCTGTGAATCGAATGTTCTTGAAATTAAGATAGTCACCCAACCCTGTAGTCCCCCAGGACAATAGATCGGTTGTAGCTGGAAGGCTTGACCCGCTAATTGTATAAAAACTCCCAGCAGACAAAGCATTACCTGACCCATCTGCACCCTGGAATGTTATCTTGCTAGTCCAGGAACCAGTGTTTGCCGTATCGAGATCAACCTGGGCTGAAGGCGTCTCGGTAGCTGTGTTCATTAGGCGTACCTCGTCTCCAGCCGTTGTCACATTGTCAAGGGCTTCTTGTATCGTAGCCCAGGCATCACCTGTACCAGTCCCACCATTCCCATCATCTCCTGCCGATGGATCTACATACCAAAGTGCCATATACTAGACCTCCAATGTACGAACGGTAGGCTTACTGATAACGTCCCGAACGCCAACACCGTCCATCAATGCCTTATAGGCTATCATCTGGGCGACAAGATTCGTTACATCCGAGCCAGTGAGTCGAGACACTCCCTCCGCAGTTCGCCTATCCGAAACCTCCTGGGTATCATTAGGGATTACGGATGAGATATAGGCAAACCATGTGACAAGAGCCGCTTGAATTTCATAGTCAAGGCTCCGCATCTTTTCTGCCAGAGCCCTACTGTTATTGGTGAACTTGACTGCCTGCTCATTAGTAATAGCCATGACTTCTCCTATTTAGCATAATAAAGTCTATCGTCTGCGGTAAGGCGGGCACATAGCCCAGGGGTCGCTGCTGGCAGGGCGGCATGTTCCGTAAACGACAGGGTCTGCATCCCCAGTCTCTCGTTCGTTGTATCTACATAAGCCACTTCAGTTTCGCCATCAGCATCCAGGACCCGAAGAAATGTGGTACTGTCAATGCGCGGCTGCAACGTCACAGGCGTTGAAATGTCTGTTATCACTGCTGTTGATTGTAGGTCCATTTATACCGCCCCAGCCATAAGTTGGTAATACAACGCCGGCGTAATTCCGCCAGGGCCGGCCGCCAGGGCCGGAACGTAGTCGACGAACTCCGGCCCCTTAAACATCGCGTAAGGGTCTACAAAAAGGTCTAACACCTCTCGGTCGGTCTTTGCATGGTCCCAGACGAACGCATGGTCTAGCCCGCCCAACCAGTCATTCCCACCCTGCGCGTAGTCCCCTATCAAGTTCGCCGTATCAACCGCCGTGTCGACTGTCCCAACGCCCACGCTAGTCTTCGAACCGTCAACCCATATGTCGCTGGCCGCGGCTGAAGCGCGTATGATTACGTGATACCAGGTATTAGTCACAAGTACCGTAGGATGATTTCCGCCAACCCCACCGCCGCCGCTATAATAAAAAAAATGGAATTGGTCCAGGGCAGGGTCCATGCGTAGCGCAAAACCGGTTGACCCTACGGACTGGTCGATGATATACCGGGACCCGCCTAGGGTCTCCGTCGTGACCCGGAAGGACATAGTAAACTCGTCCAAGTCGTCGGCAATATTCATCCCGGTGTCCAGGTCATCGGCTGACCCCGCATAAATAGCCGGGCCCCACGGCGCGTTGACCCAACTGAACGCTGTTCCCGACGAAACGATATCTCTACGGTGGCCAGAATGGTCCCGGATCCGGAGCCCGGCCGACTCATTAAATAGCCAGGCCGCGTAAAGGCCTTTCGCCCGTTGCGTAACCGCCCGGGGCCGAACTTGCCCCCGGGGCTTCCGGTTTTTGCCGTAAGTGCTCGGCACTAGACGGCCGCCTGAATATCAGGAATAACGGGAACAAACACCGTATGATTTTCTACATCGTCGGCCTCAATAGCGTCGCCGCCGTCGTTGACCACAATCAGTTGGCCCCACTGAGTTGGTGCCTCGAACCGCCCCACGTACGCGTTCTGAACGGAAGCGCCGTCGTGGGTCCAGAGGGCCCCAATATAAATACACTGTTTTAGCATCTCGGATAAAGTAATAGACCCCAACGCCCCGCCCGGGGCCGCCGCGTCCGCTCCCGAATTTCCGGCGACGTTGCCGTTTGCTTGGGTTGCGTTTGTCGACGGAGCCCAGTAGTAGTCAACCTGGCCGGTTGCACTCGGCGATTCCCCGGTGTAGTCGACCGCAGAAAAGCAGTCGAACTCTCTCGCCCAGGGCGTGCCCAGGCTGACCTTGTCGCTTTGCCGGCCGGCCGCGTCGGCCAGGGCAGACAAAGTGAGGACCGCGTCGGTTGGGGTTCCCATTGTAAAGTTGGTCGCCGCGTCCGCCGGGGAAAAGGACCCCGTTACGAAAAACCTTATCTGTTTATTAGTGCCTGCCGTCTGTAGTACTTGTTGGGTCGCCATAATGGTTCCTAAAGGGCAAGGACAATGGTCATTAGTTCCGCCTGTGAAATCTTTATATCTTCCAACTCGTCGTAGATGTGTTGAATCATAAGCGCATCGCGGCCCTCCCGGACGTCGTCAATCGCCATAGAAGATTCTATACTAGATATCCGCGGACCGTAAGTCCTGATATTGTTCCATTGCGTAAGAAACGCGGCCGTGCCGAGAATGAAAAGTCCCAGCATTTGCCCATTGCGTTTCAACCATGTTATGTCGGTGACATCCTCTTTGGTCATTTTATTTCATGCCCCTCCAAGGCGGGGAAATATAAAACGCGACGGGCCGTATAATCGACCCGCCGCATGTAAGAAAGGGCTATTATTAATCAGTGATGGCTGCCGGGGGCGTCGAGGACTTGTAGCGGCTACCGCTCAAGACATAGACGGCCGAACAAATGGCCGCCGTAGCGTCGCCGGTTCCCAGGCGTATGCAATCAAAACCGTTTGCGACGTCAAGCTCTGCCGCGTCAATCTCGAGGACATAAATCAGGTTCTTAGCGTTGGTCGCGTCGGTCGTGAAGGTGTCCGACGTAACGGCCGTCTTGACAAGAACATCGCCGCCGGCCGAACCGGTGTCGATGTTAAGCCAAACCCAGTCGACACTGAGAGCCTTCTCGCCGGTCCCGGCAACGGCCGAGGCCTGCTTGACGGTGATCGCGGATCCCGTGACCGTCGTCGCGTTGTCGACGGTCAGAATGATGGTTGCGTGCTGATAGTGCTTCAGGCTGACGTAGTCCGGTGTACTGGTCGACGGCAGGATAGGTGCCAAGCCCGTGACGATTTTGGTTTGCTCTACTAGTTTTTGGCCCATGTTAATTCCTTAATTCTGGGGTTGTGTTTTATTATAGCGGCCCCGGATCCCCGGGGCCGCTCATTATTCAATCAATGCTAGCTTCGGGTCGCCAAGGTGACCTGTGTCGACTGGGTGGTTGTACCCTTGAACGGAGTAATTGCCGACGAAATAATAGGTTGACCGTCGACCTCAAACAAGAACCTGAAAGCGCTTTCGTTGTAATCAAAACGAAGGTGCATACTCAGGTCTGTCTTGACGCCACCTCTGGTACCGGTCATATACGTATCGGGTGCCCAGAGGATTAGGTCTCCGACGGTGCCGAGGGTCTCGGCCTGCTCGATGACGACAACGGGTCGGCCCTTGAGGCTGCCGCCGGTGTAAAGCTGAGAACCATAACCGCCGACGTTTTCGCTGCCGGCGACGTTCTGAATTACTTCCTTGAGGGTATCCAACTGGGGCTCGCAATCGGAATTCACTAGCCACACTGCTTTGGACCTGGCCCTTGGATGTAGACGGTTCCACATTTTACGGACGTTGGCCGGCAGGATGGTTGCAGCCGCCTGGCTGGTCTCCTTGGCAACGCTGATGGTGCTCGCGTGCAGTTTGATGCCGACGGGCTGGCCGACGCCAGTGCCGTTTACAATCGCGTCGTTGACTTTGAATGCAATCTCACTGCTAGCCATTCCGGTCAACCACTGCTGAAGAGCAATCGGGCTGTTGCGTAACATCTTATCAGTGACGTAGACTAGAACAGCAAGCTCCTGGGGTTCGATGCGAACCTTGCGAGTCTTCGGCTTACTGCTAGTCATCTGGTCAGCCTCATTCATCCAATAGCCCTGGACGCCGCCCCATCTCGAACCGTTGGCCCGTGAGGTTTCGTCAATGGCCGGAAACTCGAGGCTTTCGCCTTGGATGGTGTAGTTGTTCGTGAGACTGAGAAGGTTTGACTCATCTTCCTGCAGTTGGTCCCAGATGGCTGTTGAGTACTCGGGCGGAACCAAAAAGCCGCCATCGGATCCGGTCGACTGGTTTAATCCAGTTGCGGCCGCCATAAAGTCCAGCCGGGGGTCCGCGACAGCCTGGCCACGCAGGCCGGCGTTATAGATGGATGATGCAAAATCGCCAAGGCCGGCAAAGCCGAAGCTCGGGTCGGACGCTCTGTTGTCACGCTGTGAGACGATTTCACCTTCCAGGTCTGCGACGTCGGACTGGGGGGCGTCAACGAAAGAGGCGGCCTCCAACTCGAGAGAACGGGCGGCCCGCTTCTCCTCGCGGACGACGGACGCGCTCAGGGTGTCATACTTGGCCTCCAGGGCGTCGTATTCCTTTGCTTGTGTATCGCTAAGACCTTCGTCGCCGGCAACCGCCAGGATGGCTTCAAGGCCGTCGTGGGCGGCCGCTCTTTGCTGTTGCAATTTTAGTAGTTTACTCATCTGATATTTTCCTTTGGTTGTGTTGAATGTTATAGGTGATGCCGTATGCCTCGGAGCCCCGTGGGGTCGCCGGTTGCGTCTAGCGTCCCGTCATATCGAGCCGACGCCTACGTGACGCGACCGAATTCGCACTACGCCGGCGACTGAACCGGCGGATTGTATTTTCTAGGGTGTCGACCTTGTCGGCCATGCCCGCTTTTACGGCCTCGTCCGCGAGGAGCACGCGGCCCTTGCCATAGTTGGTACGGACGTCGGACGGACTTGTGCCCCGGTTCTTCGCTAAGCTCGAGATAAACATGCCATAATATGAGTCAATTTGACTTTGGAGGTACTCGCGGGCCCCATCAGACAATGGTTCATGCGGATTTCCCTCCGCCTTGTGTTCGCCCGCGGTCAGAAACGTGTAGGCCACCCCGGCCTCTTTGTTGGCCTCGGTCTGGTCCTGGTGTACGGCAATAACGCCAACACTGCCAACCTGCCCGCTGGGGGTCACCACAACCTCGTCGGCGGCCGATGCTACCCAATAGGCCGCCGATGCTGCCATGCCGTTGGCAACCGCTACAATGGGCCGCCCCGGCGTCCTGGCCGCGTGTATCTTGTCGCTCAATTCCTTTATGCCGGACACGCTGCCCCCGGGGCTGTCGACGTCTATGATAATCGCCGAGACATTGCTATTGTTGGCTATCGCGTCGAAGTCCTCCCCGAATTTGTCCGCCGAGGTGCCGCCACTCATCGCCTCAATTTGCCCCATGCGCTTGCTGATAGTTCCGAGTAAGGGCAGGACTGCCACCTGGCCGCCTGCCCCGGCCCCGGCAGGCCTTGGGATCGCCGCGTGGGGGTTGGGCGGCAAGGCCGCCGCGTCCCCTGGGTTTTCCCTGGACTCGACGTAGGCCATTAGCAGTTCAAGCTTGCTCGGTAGGATGGCCCAGTAGTCGCCAACCATAGAGGCTAAAATGTTTTTATAGGTCATATCGAACCCTTTGAATCTAGTAATTCCATTGTGATTTCATGTGACGTAAGCATGTGCCCGACAGCCTCTATGTGTCTGACGCGTTCAGCCGACCCCGGGCCCTTTACAGCCTCGAGGTTTCGGTCAATCAAACGGCTGGCCAGGGCCGACACGTCGGATCGCGTACCCGCAAATAGTGGGGCCAGGGTCCGTATCATGTAAGGCCGTACGCCCTTTTCGTAGGTATCCTCGACCCACGCCGCGTACCTCTCGGGGTCGGCGGACTGCTTGTCCAGCCGGCCGCCTATCATTCTGACCTCGCACGCTGTGATTCTTCTGGCCATGTCCGAGACAATTGCCTCTTGCTGTTCGCTTTTGTCCTCGAGGTTGTCCTCTGCTGGCTCATCGTCGCCGGCCGGCTCAATTGTAGCCGGCGGGGCGATCTCCGGCTCAGGAGCCCCTAGGACCTTCCAGTTGGCCGGCACATTTAAGTCGTCGCCCTCGGGTCCCACCGGGTCCATATTCTCGAGGCGGCGTATGTCGTTGGCGGTATATAGACTCATCTCTCGGCCCGTGTGATACCATGCGGCCCGTGCCGCCGAGTCGCCGCGGAGCAATCCCTCCAGGCTGAATTCTGCGAAGTAGTCCGGGTCATCAATAAGGTCCCGCTGGATAGCTTGTTCTATACGAACCGCCCAGGGCCGAATCGTATGGGTCACGAAAGTGATCCCAAACTGCTCGACCGATGCGTACGTCGCCGCCTTGTCATTTTCCCCAAGTAAGTGAAGAGGGACCCGGAATATCCGTGCGATCTCGGAGATTTGAAACTTGCGGGCCTCGATGTATTGGGCGTCTTTATTATTGACGCCTATCTCGTGCCACTTCATTCCGCTATGTAAGACCAATGTGCTCCCGGCGTTACCCGTCCCGCCGTGCCCGCTGTTGATGTCAGACTTTACGCGTCGCTGTGCTTCCTGACTCATGGGACCCGGGTGCTCCAAGACGCCCTTTACATGCGCACCGTTCGCAAAAAAGCTCCCGCCGTGCTCCTCTGCGCTCATTGCCATTCCAATCGCATTTGCGGCGATCCGTATCGGGCTATCTCCCATAATGCCGTCGGACCCCATGCCTCGCAGGTGAAAAATCTGGTCCTGTGAATAGCTTCTCAAGACGGAGTCTTCCTTAAATGTGTAGACTAATCCGTCGCGGCCCGGCGTAATACTGTCTAGGCTGTCAGGGTGTTTCGGAAGTAACCCGACCAATTCCCCGCGGCCGTTGGTGACCTTCTGTGAAAAGGAATTCCCCCTCAAACATAGATGCCCCTGTAACATCTCGCGGAACTCAAAAGACGTCATCCACCCATTTGGTTGGGTATGCAATACGTCGTATAAAGGGTGCTCAGTTGCGGGGGCCCGCGTGCCGTCGGCGTTTCGTTTGTATAGTATTAGCGGCAACGACGCTATGGTCTCTGATAGAATTTTAACGCACGCCATAACGGCGGAAACCCGCATCGCAGAATCTGGAGTAACGGACTGGCCGGTCGGGTTTGCGGCCGGCAGGGCCCCGTACCAAAAGTTGTCCATTTCGCTGGCCCGCGCCTGGGGTTCCAGGCCAAACAGACGCTTCAGTGTTTGAAATCTAGGCAAAATATAACCCCTGTTCGTATGTATCGTGGTCTACCGGGTCGGCCATCGCCGAACCCAATGCCATCGTTAATGATGTGATTCCGTCTATTTTCTCATTCGACTTTTCTTTACTCGGCTTCAACAGTCCGCCCCGGGATTCGCCGGCGACATTGCTTGCCATCCAACGGAGAACAGGGTTATTGTCGTGAGTAATCCGTTTTTCGCTTATCATTCCAAGAAGTTCGCGGAATGGTGACGCCATCCAGACAAGAGTCTGTGGGCAAATGACGACCCGGTCCTCGCCGAGGGTCCGCGTAAGGTCTGAGATTATTGCCATCCCCTGGAACCCCCGGTCTACCGCCACAGACTTGAGTCTGTATGGCTGTACTATGTCAAGAATGTCGCCGGCAACCTGGACGTAGTCGACAACCTCGCCAGGCGTCCGAGTGATGTGTCCGTCTCGGGCCCAAGCGTCAAGCTGCTGACTCATCCTAGCGTCACGACGGACAGGGTGCTGGGGCAACCAAAAGAAAGTTCTGGCCGTATAGCTTCGCTGTGTGAAAGTTTCCTGTTGGTCGTCGCCGGCCGCGTCCGTAACCGTACGCGTGACGGTCTGGCCGTCCCTGTGTGCAAATAACAAGGTCAGTGCGGTGAAGTCGCTTGTGGCCCCAACGTCGAGGGCCGCATAGCAATCCAGGGGCGCAAGGTCTTCGTCGGCTGCAGCGCCGCAGGCGTCCCATTTTTCCATCTGGATAACCCGTTCGTCCTGGCCGGTCCTGATGTTTAGGTGAAGTCGCTTGAAAGTGTTCTCGTACGCCGGGGTCTGCTGCGCCTTACGGCACTCGTCTCGCAAATAGTCCAGGGAAACGCTCACGCGGATGTTAGGGTTGGCCTTCTCCCAGATGGCCTGGGCCGTCCAGTCATCCGCTTCGGTGGCCTCATAGATGACCGGCAAATAGCTAGCGTCGTCAAGGCCGTCGCGTACCTTGCAGGCGTATTCATATTCCTCGTTGCATATGCTCGGCCGGTCAAAATCAGCCGTCGTCAGGAATAACATTAGGGGTTGGATTCGGTTCGCCGACGCCATCGCCGTTGTCAGGGTGTCGACTAACTTCCGATTAGGCTGCGCGTGAAGTTCGTCGACGCAACCGAAGTGTTGGTTGTCTCCGTGGGCGACGTTGTCGTCGGCCGGTATTACTTTGCTGACCGTGTTATCCGGACGCGTAATACTTCGCGTTGTCTTGTATACGCTGCAACGCTTCGCCATTTCCGGTTCGTTGCGTATCATTCCCTCGATGTGCCGGAACAGCTTAGACGCCTGTTCTCTACTACTGGCCGCGATGTTATTAATCTGGCCGGCTTCGGGATCCAGGAACAGGACCGCGTTGTGTATAGCCGCGGCCATGGGGCTCTTCCCGTTCTTCCTTGGTATATAAATCAGGCATTTGCGGAACCGTCGGACCCGCCTTCCCAGGAAGTCCTGACGATACCATCCGAAGATATTCCCGACGATGGCCCGTTGCCAATCCTCGAGAATAAAAGGTTTCCCTGCCAGGGCCCCTTCGATGTGCGTACAGCATTGCTCAATATAATCAGTATATAGGCCGGCCAGGCCGGCGTCGAACTCGCAACCATGTGCGAAAGCTAAGGGGTCATAGCCGGGGACCCCGTCGCAGACTAGCAACCGCCAGGGCTCAGGTATATCGGCCCGCGTAGGGGCCGCCACGCTCGTCTCGGTGGGCGTCAACCTTGTTGGCCCCTGTTGAAAAAGACGGCTTTGCCGTCATCTTCGGTCGGCTTCGCGGCCCGGGTGCAAGATTGAATGTCGCTCGGGGTCATCCCGAACGACGCGCAACCCTTGATGTATTGGGCCCACGCCGCGGCCTTGGCTGCTGACAACGGATGCCGCATGTTGACGCCGTTGGGCGTCGTCAGCGTGTGGCCGCCGTTTGGCAGTTCGTCCATTTGCTCCTGGCAGGTGACGAAGTCCGCCCACGGCTGGCATAACCCCATCGCGAGTGCCTCGGAGTATTCCTCGGCTAACAGGCCGGCCGAGAACAGCATCGGGGCCAGGCGGTCCCAGTGCTCCAGGGCACGGCCGGCTAGCCAGTCCGGGGCCTGTGGGACCTCGTCGGCCTGTGGGGCCGCCTGGCTGCCGTGCTCGTTGGGGGTGACGCCTCGGAGTTGAGATAAAATAATGGGGGCCCGCTTCGGTCCTCTTTTTCCCATAGGTTGAATTCCACTAGGTGCCTGAAACTGGTCAAAAAAAAGAAAAGCCTAAGAGACGGTCTCCAGCGTCTTTAGTCTCCAGAGATTTAGGGCCCCTATGCCGCCGCTCAGTCCTCCCACGGTTCCGGACCTACAACGTTTCGCTCGATGGTCTTTTTGCTGTGGCAAGCCCCGCACAATGTTTGAAGGTTGGCCATCGCCGTCTCGTGTCCGCCATCTCTCAATTCAACAATGTGGTCGCAATGCGGGCCAGCGCCCGCGAGGTATCCGTCTGTCATGCAAATTCGATGGCAGGCCTGGCAGACGTAAGCGTCGCGATGGAATACCGCCCGCCGCAATAGCTGCCAGAGTTTAGTATTATAAAGTCTTGATTTGGTCCGACCGTCCCGAACTTTACGTTGCTTACGCGAGATTGTTGTCGGCGTCGCTGACCAACTCAAGACTCTGTTTCTCATATTTCTCACAATAACAAAGTAACAAGTCGGGCAACCTTTCGCAAATAGCGTCCCATGTGGGGGGGGCCGTAAAGGCCCCTTTAAACGACAAGAACCCCAGCCCATACAACCGCACCGGGTAGGTCGAGATAATCGATTCTCGGCCATCTGTGCAAAGTAATTGCATGGACTGGGGTATTCAAGGCATTCTAGGTTTTATGTCGTGACGTGGATAACTTT